GGATCGAGGTGGGAAAGCTCATCCGGGACCGAATCTTCGAGATGCGCGGGACGCTGAACGAAGACCGGCACCTGCCGCCGGTCGTGCTGTGAACCGCCCGCAGGAGAATCACCAGTGACCGAGATCAAGAACCTGCAGTTTCAGCCGCTGACCTTCCACCTGGTTGGCGGCAAGGGAATCCACCTGGGCCCCCGGGGGCGCCGGGAGGTTTCCGAGTCCGACATCTCTCCCGAGATCGCGCTCGCCGCCCGGCGGGGGCTCATCCAGCTGCTCGCCGTTCGCGAGCCGGCCCGAAGCACCCCCTCCACCGCTCCAGTCCAGCCGCCCGTGGCGAGCCCGGCCGAGGCGGCGAGCGCGATCGAGGGATCTCCCCAGTCCACGCCCGATGACGAGGCCGCCGGCACCGGCCGCCGAAAGAGGAAGTAGCCGATGTCGACCTACCTGTCTCCGGACATCTACGTCCGGGAAATCGACTTCAGTTTCTACGTCAAACAGATCTCGACGTCGTCGGCCGGGATGGTCGGTATTGCCGAGCGCGGGCCGATCAACAAGCCGGCCCTCGTTACGAGCTGGGAGCAGTTCGTGAACCGCTTCGGCTCCTACATTCCGGAGAGCTACCTCGCCTACGCCGCCCGGTCGTTCTTCGACAACGGGGGCCAGGTCCTCTACGTCAATCGGATCGCACACTACCTGGACCCGACCGACCGGGCGTCGCTCACGGCTCTTCCGTCGGCGGTCGTCCTGGTCGATCGGCGGCCGCCCGTCCTCGGACACGGTGGAGCGCCGCACCCGATCACCTGGGTTCTCCAGAACCCCAGCGGACCGCCGGTCACCGTCACCTTCGTGACGACCGGAACCAACAGCCCGCTCACGGTCGAGGTCTCCGGCAACGCGATCACGGTCCATCTTGCGACCAACGCTTCCGGGGCCTCGACCAGCACCACGGCCGACGTCGTGGCGGCTCTGAGTGCCGATCCGGACTCCACGGCGCTCGTCGACCTGTCGACGCGGGAGAACTCGCTCGTCGGTGCCATGGGCCCATTCGACCTCACCCTTTCCCCGACCCCGCAGAACGCCCTTCGGGTCCGAGCGATCGAGGAGGGAACCTGGGGCGACCAGATCACCGTCGAGGTCACCGACGGAACGCTTCGTCCCGCGACCGAGTTCAACCTGGTCGTCCGCCACAAGGGGCAGGTGGTCGAGCTCTTCCGGGACCTCTCGATGGACGAGGCCCTCTCGAACCACGTCGAGCTGGTCGTCAACGAACGCTCCCAGTACATCGCCGTCCGGGACCTCTCCCCCGGCTCGGTCGGGCCGGAGGATCGTCCGGCGGTCGGTTCGTTCGCGCTCACCGGCGGCGACAACGGCATCGCCGAGATGTGGGACTCGGACTTCGTCGGCGATCCGGCGATCCACACCGGCCTCTACGCCTTCGACGAGATCGATGCGCTGAACCTGCTCATGGTTCCCGGCGTCTCGTCGGCTCCGGTCATCCACGGGGGAATCGCCTACTGCGAGAACCGGAAGGACGTGATGTTCCTGGGCGACTCGCCGATCCTCCTCGAGCCGCTCGAGATGGTCGAGTTCCGGAAGGGGATCGGGATCTACGACCACGCGGCCTTCAACTCGAGCTACGCGGCGCTCTACTACCCCTGGCTCGAAATCTCCGACCCGGCGACGGGGAAGAAGAAGCTGATCCCGCCGTCCGGAGCCGCGGCCGGATGCTGCGCCCGGACCGACGAGAAGACCTACGTCTGGTACGCCCCGGCAGGAATCGATCGAGGTCGGGTCTTCAACGCAATCGGCCTCGGCTACAAGACGAGCAAGGGGGAGCGGGACGTTCTCTACCCGGAAGGGGTGAACGTGATCGCCTCGTTCCCCGACACCGGCATCAACATCTGGGGCCAGAAGACCCTCCAGAGCCAGCCCTCGGCGACCGATCGGATCAACGTCCGGCGCCTGATGATGTACATCGAGGAAGCGATCGCCGAGTCGTCCCGGTTCGTGGTCTTCGAGCCGAACAACCCGATCACCTGGCGGGCGCTCATCCGCCTCATCAACCCCTTCCTCCAGGACATCAAGGACAACGGGGGCTTCTACGACTTCGCCGTCCAGTGCGACGCGGAGACGAACACCCCGGCCATCATCGATCGCAACGAGCTGCTCTGCCGGATCTTCGTGAAGCCCACGAAGACCGCCGAGTTCATCCGCCTCGACTTCGTGCTCACGACGACCGGGGCCGACTTCACGGAGATCTTCAAGCTCAGCTGAAACGGGCCGCGGCCGGCGGGCTCAGATCGCCGGTGGCCTCGCGCCATTCCCACACTTTGACCGGATCGCATTCTCGATCCGCCGGCCGCGAGCCCTTTTCTTTCGTTCCGAGGAGGCTTTCATGATCAGCGGCAACATGCCGAAATCGCTCTACCAGAACTGGCAGTTCTCCATCGAGATGAACGGGTTCGACGTTGCCCTGTTCAAAAAGGGGCAGGAGCCCAAGATCGAATTCGAGGAGGTCGCCTTCTCGCCGGCCGGGTCGCTCTTCGATCAGAAGGTCGCCGGCCGGATGAAGTTCGGTGACCTGACCTTCGAGAAGGGGATCCTCCAGGACGGAAGCGACACCGCCGCGATGGACTGGATCAAGAAGATCGGCGACGTGAACGCCGCGACCGGCGGCCTGCCGTCCGACTACATGAAGGACGTCGACGTCGTCCGGTACGACCGGAAGGGAAGCGAAACCGGGCGCTGGACGCTTCATGGCGCCTGGATCAAGACGCTCGAGTACGACGACCTCGACGGCGGAAACACCGACGCGTCGATCGAGAAGCTCACGGTCGCGTTTCAGTACGCCACGAAGTAGGAGGGGTTCCCGTGTACAAGTTCGAGCTTCCGAGCGGCACCGAGATCGAGCTCCGGGAGATGACCGGAGCGGAAGAGGAGCTGCTGACCAACGCCCGGCTCATCCGATCGGGCGATGCGCTGAACCAGGTTCTCCGGAACTGCATCACCCGGATCGGGGATGCGACGGAGGTCACCGAGAAGGACGTCCTCGATCTCCTCTCCGGGGATCGGCTCTTCATTCTCCTGAAGCTCCGGGAGATTTCGCTCGGAAGCGAGGTCGACCTCGAGCTGGTCTGCCCGCAGCCCTCCTGCCGGGAGACGAACCTCCTCTCGGTCGATCTCTCCGAGGCCAAGGTCACGAAGTACGGCATCGACCGGGAGTTCGTCTTCGAGCTGCCGGGATCGAAGCGGAGCGTTCGCTTCACCCACCTCGACGGCCACAAGGAGAAGCGGCTCGCGGCCCTCAAGGAGCCGTCGATCTCCTCGGCCATGCTCATCCGGATCCTCGAGGTCGACGGCAAGCCGCCGACGAAGAAACTCCTCGCCGACATGTCGCTCCGCGATCGGACCGGCCTCCGGAAGGCGATGCAGAAGGTCGACGCCGGGCCGGACACGGTCGTCGCGATGGAGTGCGAGGCCTGCGGTTCGCCGATCCGGACTCGGCTCGAGGCGGAAGCCGGTTTTTTCTTCCCCGAAGCTCGCTGACCCGGGACGCATTCTTTCTCGCGTACGGCGGGCTTCACTGGAGCTTCGAGGAGGTGCGACGACTCACCATTTCCCGGCGGCGTGAGTTCGTGGCCACTCTCGAAGCTCAGCTCGCCTTCGAGCGGGACGAGATCCGAAAGAGGGACCGATGATCGGCGGAACCGACCTGGGAATGGGAATTCTCCTATCCATGAAGGACGGGTTCTCGAACAACGCCCAGAAGATCGAGTCCTCGATGAAGTCGCTCGACGCGACGGTGACCTCCGGCGCCGATCGGATGGGGGCCTCGCTCGACCGGATCCAGCGGGGCACGATGATGATGGGGGCCGGCGCGGCGCTGATGGCACTCCCGGTCGCCCTCGTCGCCGCGACCGCCGCCACGCAGAAGGCGCTCGGCGAGGTCTCGTCGGTCGGCGTGAAGGATCTCCGGACGCTCGAGGACGCGGCGGAGTCGTTCACCAACCAGTGGGCAGGAACGACGAAGGCCGAGTTCATTGGGGCGGCCTACGACGTGAAGAGCGCCCTGGCCAATCTCTCCGACGAAGCCGTGGGCACGTTCTCCGCCATGGCCGCGCTGACGGCGAAGGCCAGCAAAGCCACGACCCAGGAGATGGTCGGGACCTTCACGACTGCGTACGGGATCTTCAAACCGCTGAACGCCGAGCTCTCGGACATCGACTGGGCGAAGGCCTTCTCCGGTGCGATGGCCCAGACGGTCGCGGTCTTCAAGACCACCGGGCCGCAGATGGCCGAGGCGATCAAGAACGTCGGCGCGACGGCGGCGTCCTCGCTCGTTCCCCTCGAAGAGCAGCTCGCCATTCTCGGGCAGCTCCAGACGACGATGCCCGGAAGCGAAGCGGGCACCCTCTACAAGGCCTTCATCATGAAGGCCGCCGAGGCGGGGGACGAGCTCGGCCTCTCCTTCATCGACAACATGGGGCGCCTCAAGGGGGTCATCCCCATGCTCCAGGAGATCCGGACGAAATTCCCGGACCTGTCCCAAGCGGCCGCGCAGGTCAAGATCAAGAAAGCCTTCGGGTCGGACGAGGCGGTGAAGTTCGTTCTCCAGATGAGCCAGGGGATGGACACCCTCAAGGGAAACATCCAGTCGGTCGGGGACGCCATGAAGCGCGGAACCGCGGTCACCGAGGAGATGGCCCAGGCGATGAACCAGGACATCGGGAGCCAGTTCGTCCTCGTTCGTCAGCAGCTCGCAAACCTCGCGGAGATCCTCGGGAGATCGCTTCTGCCGGTGGTGGTTCCCGTTCTTCAAGGCATCCAGAAGGGAGTCCTCTGGCTCCAGAAGCTCGCCAAGGCCTCCCCCGGCGTGACCCGCGCGATTCTCTCCGCGGCGATGGCGCTCGGTGCCCTGCTCGTGGTGATCGGCGGAGCGATCGCGGCATTCGGAACGCTCGGGCTCCTCCTCCCGGCCATCAAGGTTGGAATCGCGGGATTCGGAGCGGCGATTGCCGGCGCCGGAGGGGTGATCGCGACCTGGTTCTGGCCCGTCGTCGCGGTCATCGCCTTGGTCGCCCTCGCGGTCTACGGCCTGAAGCGTGCCTGGGAGACGAATTTCGCCGGCATCCGGGAAACCGTCGTCGCCTGGTGGAACAAGATCCAGCTGGTCGGCCAGGGGATTCGGGCGCTCTTCTCGTCGCTCTCAGGCGGCAAGGGGCAGATGTCGGCGGCCCTGGCGAAGCAGCTCCAGGACGTCGGGCTCATGGGATTCGTCGTCGGGGTCTTCCGCGCCTACTACCGGGTTCGGGAGCTCCTGGCAGGACTCTGGGATGCGTTCTCGTCGACGTTCGGGCAGATTCGGGCGATCCTCGAGCCGGCGGTCCGGGCGCTGTTCGAGGCGTTCGGATCTCTCGCCTCGGCGCTTCGGCCCCTTGGGGCAGCGCTCGGAATGGCCGGATCAGCAGCAGACGCTGGTTCCTACCGGACCCTCGGCGAGGCGATCGGGCGGCTCGTCGGATGGGTGGCGCTGGCGGGCGCATACCTCATTCGAAATCTGATCGAGCCGCTTGTCTGGACCGTGAAGGTCATCGCAACCGTCGTCGGGGCCGTGATCTCGCTCGGGCAGACGCTCGGATCGGTCGCAGTGGCCGCGGCGCACTGGGCCTATCGGTTCCTGCTGCCGGTCCGAATGCTTGTCGAGAGTTTCCGCCTAGCGGCCCGCGTACTTGGGACCGTGTGGGACGTGGCCACTGGGAACGTCTCACTGATCGACGGGGTCCGCCAGGTCGGCGAGGCCGTCGGGAGCTACCTTGTGGCGCCGTTCCTCTGGGCTCGGGACGTCGTTTCGAGCGTCTTCGGTTCGGTCGGGGCCGCCATTCGGTCGATTGGTTCTCTGGCGACTTCCGCCGGCGGGATCCTCCGAGGCGCGTTCTCGAACCTCGGAATCGTCCAGGCGCTTCGAGCGGCATTTGAGACCGCGATGGCGTTCCTCTCCGGTGACGTCGGATTCTTCGAAGCCGGGCGCCGACTGGTCGGAGCGATGGGTAGGGGGATCGTTTCCCTGGCGACGCTGCCGTTCGAGGCCGCTTCGAGAATTGTCGCGGGGATCGCCGGACTCTTCGGAATCGATCTCTCGGGCGCGGGCAGCGGACTGATCGAGGGACTCGCCCGCGGGATGCTGGCGCTGCTTTTCGAACCGGAACGGATTCTTCGAACAGCGCTCGGCCGGGTCCTGGGAGCCGCCAAGTGGGCCACGGACGCACTGCTCGCGCTCGGCGAGGGGCTCCTCGTCGGATTCCTGCGGCCTCTGGGTGTTGGGGTCGAACCGATTCGGAAGGTGTTCGGGAGCATCGGGCGGTGGGCGGATGCGGCCTGGGCCCGAACCGCCGAGGGCGCAGGAAAGGCGATCGGTCTGATGGCTCGGCCTTTCAGGATCCTGGGCGATGCCGGGTCCGCGGCCTGGGCGGCAGTGCAGGCTGGCGGGGGAGGAGCCATTGAGGCGATCCGGGCGAGTCTCGGGACGATCGTCACAGGAGTCGCGAATCTCGTTCCGGAGGTCGCAGCGTTTGCCCGTTCCTTCTGGGAGGGGATCGCCGGCGGGGCGACGTCGTTGGAAGGGGCGATCCGGACCGCGATGGGCTCGGTTCTCGATGCTGCCCGCGGGCCTCTTGGAGAGCTGGCCACCTCGCTCGTCTCGGCCTGGACGGCAATCCCGGATGGCCTCTCCTCGGCTTGGGCAGCGATCCGGTCGGGCGTCGCCGAAATGGTCAGCTCGGCCTTCGACAGCGGAAAGGCCATCCTCCTGGCCCTCGCCGACGGGATTCGGGCGGCGGTCTCCGCTCCCTACGATGCCGTGAAGGGCGCTCTCGCACGGCTCCGGAACCTCCTGCCGTTCTCGGACGCTCGGGAGGGGCCGCTGTCGAACCTGGTCGCCAGCGGTCGTTCGCTCCTCGAGGCCTTCTCCTCCGGGATCGCCAAGGCCGAAGCTGCTCCGGCTCGCGCCGTCGAGAAGGCGCTTCGTGGGATCGACACCCTCGGGGCGAAACTCGCTGCGCCGGCCGTTCTCGCGGGAACGCTCGCGCTGACGCCGGCGATCGCGGGCGCCGTTCCGCCGCTGCCGGCTCCGCCGCCGGTCGCGCCGGTCCAGCCCGTGCCCTCGATTCCGCGGGCCGACCTGTCACCAGCTCGGCCTGTCCTCCCGCCACTCGAGCGGATCGAAAAGCCCCTGGTTCCGAGTGGGGACTTTCTCCCGGCGCAGGCCGCACCGAGCTTGCCGGCTCTTCTTCCGTCGGTTCCAGCACTCCCCGGCTTGCCGGCGAGTCCCGGCGCCACGCAGACGTATCTCGCGCTCCCCAGGCCGACCGAGGTCCCGCCGGCTCCGCCTCTGGCTCAGGACTATTTGCGCGTTCCTGCCCAGGCTGCCGAATTCCGGAATCCGCAGGTCGGGATCGACGCTGAGCTCGCGCGGCTGCTTTCGGATGCGCCGCGTTCGGCTGAGACCGCTTCTGTTCCGGTCGTCCCAGAGCTGGCCGAGCCGATCGCTCCGCCTGCCCGAGGCGTGAACACGATCGACCAGCGGCCGATCCCGGTCGTCCCGTCCGAGATCTCTCGTCTCCTCGCCGAAACCCGCGGCGCTCTCGGCGCGGCAGAGCAGTCCGCCCCGGATGGCTCGAGAGCCGATGACCTGCGTTCCCTCCTCGAGGGAATTCTCCGGAAGCTCGACGGTCTCGCCGATCGCCCCATCTCCCTCTCCGTCACCACCAAGCTCGACGGCCGCGAGATCGCCAGGGCGGTCTACCAGGACCTCCGCGAACGCCGCGTCCAGAACTACGAGACGCTCTGACCGCCATGCCATACGAAGAAAAGGAGATCACCGCCTACCTGGTCGACTACGACAACCAGGACCGCCTGGAGTTCCAGTACAACCCGAACGAAATCGTCGACGAGAAGTCGACCGACTACGCCGCCATCAAGATCCCCGGCATGAGCCATCCGCGCTACCAGTTCGTCGCCGGCGAGGCTCGCAAAATCACCTTCAAGGCGATCTTCTTCAAGGGGGACGTGAAAAGGAAGGTCCACTGGCTCCGATCGCTGCTCTACCCGGAGCACGCCGGAACCATGCTCAAGAACGCCCCGCACCGAGTTCTGCTCTTCTTCGGCGACCTCTACCCCGGGGTTCTCTGCGTCGTGAAGCAGGTGCGGGCGAGGTACTTCCACATGTTCGGCAGAACCGACCTGCTCCCTCAGCACGCCGAGGTCGATCTGGTTCTCGAGGAGTACATCGGAGAATCGATCAGCTGGTCGACGGTCCGGAACGGGTAGGGGAGGGAAGTCGTCTCGTGATCTCTCGCGATTCCCGCTACGCGACGTCGATCCTCTTCCGGGAAGGAGCCGGGGAGTTCCTCGGAGGCCGGTCAGCCCCCGACACGAGGCCCCGGTCGGATGACCAGTTCCACATCGTTGTCGAGGGGGATCGTCTGGATCTGCTCGCCGCCAAGTACCTCGGCCGGGCCGAGCTCTGGTGGGTCATCGCCGACTGGAACGAAATCGCCTGGCCGCTCGACATCTCAAACGGCCAGGCGCTCAGGATTCCGTCATTGGCGACGCTGGCACTCGGGTAGGCGTCGCCGAACCAGGGAGCGAGCCTACTTGCCCGCGAGATCCCGCGCTGCCCGAACCGCCGCTTCCATCCCCTTCTCTTCCTTCACCTTCTTGATCTGCTCCTTCTGCTCAGCGTTCAGGTGACGGACGTAACCCATGTACTGCCCCTGGAGCTGGCGGCCGAGCGACTTGGGAGCCTTCTTGGCTTCCTTCTTCGCGGCCTTCTTCGGTGCTGCAGCTTCCTTCGCCGGACCCGCGGCGTTCGCTGCCTTTGGGGCGGCCTTCACGGCCTTCGGAGCGGTCTTTGCGGCCTTCGGGGCCGTCTTCGCTGCCTTCCGGCCGGCACGGCGACGCTTGCGAGCGGGCTTCGAGGTACCAGCGGGCTCGGCCATTTTGGCCGCTGGAGCCGGTGCTCCACTCAAGAGCTCGGCCAGTGGAGCCAGAGACGAACGGAGCTCATCAACGGACGCAGCCAGCTGGTCGAGGATCTGAAAGACGTTCTTGCGCATGAATCTCTCCTGGTATTGATGGGATGAGTTCCCGCTCGGATGCACCGACCGGTGGGGCGCTGTAGCCCGCGACCGACTGTGTACCAGACCTGGCCCCCGGCTGTCGAGGGAGGCGCCCTTGGGCGGTGTTTCCAACATTCTCACCTCCCCCCCCTTCGTTTTGCCCTCCTCGCCGGTAAATAGAAGAGTGAGGGCCTCCTCACTTGGGCGGCTCCGCTTCTCACAATGGACCTCGACCCCTTCAAGCCGACCTTCCTGATCTCCATCGAGGGGAAGACCCTCTCGAAGGACATCACCCAGGAGATCACCGGGTTCGCCTTCGAGGACAACGAAGACGAGCTGGACGCGATCGAGCTGTGCATCACCGACCGGAACCTCCAGTTCGTCGACGATCCGCTCTTCCAGGAGGGGAACGAGATCGTGGCGCGCTGGGGCTACGTCGACAACCTGGGCCCCAAGAAGAAGGCCGTCATCAAGGACATCGACTACGAGTTTCCGGAGGACGGCGACCCGCGCATTCGGATCAAGGCCTACGACAAGGGGTTCAAGCTGGCCGGAAAGGAGAACCAGAAGGTCTGGACCAAGAATCCGCCCGGGATCCTCTTCTCCGAGATCGCCGAGGAGATCGCCAAGCGGTACGGCCTCACCCCAAAGGTCAAGGCCACCAAGGTTCGGCACCTGCGGGTGGTCCAGTCGAATCAGTCCGACGCCCACTTCCTGAAGTGCCTCTGCGAGAAGTCCCGGGACCGGGATGGCGACGGGGTCACCGGCTACGTCTTCTACGTCCAGGACGACGAGCTGCATTTCCACCCCCGGAAGCTCGCCGAAGAGCCGGTTCTGGCCCTCGAGTACTTCACCGACAGGAAGGGGGTACTCCGGTCGTTCTCGCCGCGAGCGCAGTCGCAGGCCTCCAAGTCGACCGGGACCAAGACGAAGGCGATCGGCGTCGATCCCAGAAAGAAGGAGGTCGTCAAACACGAGGCGAGCAACGACACGACCCCCGATCGGACGGTCCTCGGCCAGCGGACCTACCTGGTCGACGCGAACTCCGGCGAGGCGAAGTACATCGAGCAGGAGTCGGGGCAGATCGTCCCGAGCTTCGACCGCTCGGAGGCGTTCCACGAAGAACCGGCTCAGGAACCGGCCCAGGACCTTGCCGAGGGGCGATTCATCGAGGCCGAGCACAAACAGATCGAAGCGCGGGCGCTGACGATCGGCATCCCGACTCTCTGGGCGAAGCACAACGTCGAGGTGAAGGGGGTCGGCCAGAAGTTCTCCGGAATCTACTGGATCCACTCGATCCGTCATCGCATCGACGACGACGGCTACGCCTGCGAGATCCGGCTCCGCAAGAACGCGGTCGGCAAAGGGGCGGGCAAGAAGTCCGACGAATCCAAGGGGAAGAAGAACGACAAGCCGGCGCCGCCGGTTCAGAAGGAGGAGGCGCCCGAGATGGTCACGGTCGACGCCGACTCCGGGGAGACGACAGGGCCATGAAGATCATCGAATCCCCGAAGGTCCGGGCCGAGCTGGCCTTCGCATCCCACGACGTGAAGCGATTCCAGGAGTGGCTCTGGCTTCACGGCCTCAAGGTCGAGATCGACGGAGTTCTCGGGCCGGCGACTCGGGCGGCGCTGGTGGAGTTCCGGAAGCGTCACGAGTTGGAATGCTTGGGGCTAGACGAGTCGGTCGTCGCGGCTCTCACTCTCCCCATGCGGCGGGCCCTGGAAGTCCTGGCCGGCGGGCCGCAGCCCCCGATTCGCGAGGCCATTCTCCGCGTCGCTCAGATGCACCTGGCGGCCGGGGCCTGCGAGGCGCCGGGGAAGAACCGCGGTCCGTGGGTCCGGCTCTATGGCGAGGAAGGGAAGCCCTGGTGTGCCGGCTTCGTTTCGTTCGTCCTCGCGCAGGCGGCCGAAGCGACGGGACAGCCGGTGCCGATTCCCGGTTCCCTCAGCTGCGACCAGCTCGCCGCCGAGGCCGCCCGCCGAGAACGCCTCACCGAAACGGTCGAGCCGGGCGACGCCTTCCTCATCTGGAAGCCGATCCCGGGAGGCCACAAGGACTACTGCCACACCGGCTTCGTCGAAAAGGTGGCCCCGGACCATCTCGTGACGATCGAAGGAAACACCAACCCGTCCGGCGGCCGCGAAGGGTACGAGGTCGAACGACGGATCCGGAGCTTCGACCGCAAGGACTTCATCCGGCTCGGGTGAGCCGGCCAGCTCGAAAGGAGAGAACTGCCCAATGAAGCAAACGATTCTCGGATTCCTGGTTGTCCTCGCGCTGTTCGCCGGAGGGCCCCCCGCGTCGGCCGATTCCTTCGCCGTTTTCGGGAGCGTCCAGAACGGCTTCTGGGGGCCGGCGGTCGGGGCGACCGTGACGATCTGCGAGTACGGCCCGCCGGGCGGATTCGTCGAGACGATCGTCGTCCCCGAGGGAGGCTTCGTCTCGGTCCTGATTCCCTACCTGCCCCTGGCGGTGGCCTTCGAGGTCGAGAACGACCCGGTCTACCAGGACGTCCACGTTCTCGTGGCCCGCCCCGACTGCTGGGTTAGCCCCTGCGTCGGAGACCAGAGCGCGAGCTTCGAGGTGAGGCTCCAGCGGCGGCCGGCCCTTCCGGGCCCCATCGAGCGTCGGCGATCCCTCGAGATCGCGAAGTAGCGGAGTCCCACATCCCAAAGGTCCCGGTCGCTCTCGACCGGACGTTCGCCCTCTGCCGTCCACCCCATTCATTTCGGAGGACCCATGATCAACTGGATCTCGTTTCTGATCGACCACAAGGAGGCCATCGCCTCGCTTCTCATCGCCATCGTGGGAGCTCTCAAGCTCTCCGCCTGGGGGCGCGCGCAGGCGACCGCGCTCGATGCGACCGTCCGAGTCATCGAGAGCCTCAACGCGCTCGACGTGAAGAGCGCCGTCGCCGAGAAGCACGGCGAGCTTCCGCCGGCAGCCCGCGATGCCCTGACCGACGCCGTGGCCACCGTCGACCCGAAGAAGCCGACCCCGAGCTTCTTCGACCGAATCCTCCGCGAGCTGTTTCGCGGCTGGATGAAGTAGGCCCCAATGGTCCAGCGCCTTCTCGAAACCCAGGAGCGGAATCACGAGGAGCGGTACCGGCACCGCTGGTACGGCAAGTACCGCGCCTTCGTCCGCGACAACCACGACCCCGAGCGGCTCGGTCGCTGCCGACTCGAGATCCCGGCTGTTCTGGGGACCGGGGAGGCGAACTGGTCCGACTGGGCCGCCCCCTGCTTCCCCTACGGCGGGAACGAGGACCTCGGCATCTTTCTCGTTCCCGACGAAGGGGCCTCCGTCTGGGCGGAGTTCGAAGGGGGGGAGGTCCAGTACCCGATCTGGTCTGGCGTCTGGCTGGCCAAGAGTGACCCGGGCGAGCAGCCGGAGGAATCGAAGCGGCTCTGCGACGAGGCGACCTGCCTCGACTGCGAGGACGCAAATGAACACGCAGCCCGGATCTTCGACCACAAGGAGCACGGGAAGTACGCGCACCAGCACCCGCCCTACTACTGCATTCGTCGGCGGGTGCTCCTGAAGACCGAGACCGGCCACACGATCGAGGCCGACGACAAGGACGGCTCCGAGTTCCTGGCGATCTTCGATCGGGTGGGTCAGATCCTCGCCATGGAGGGGCGGATCAAGCCGAGCCTCCAGAGCGGGAACTCGAAGCCTCGCGGCACCCGGAGTGCCGAGGCGGGCGACCCCTGGGACATCGCAACCGACATCGTCGACTCGAAGGCCCGGATCGAGATCACCGACGCCTGCCGGCAGTTCATTCGCTGGGAGGCCTGGAAGGACGCCGAGAAGATCCACATCCAGTCCTGCGACCGCTCCCGCTCCCGCTGGCAGAAGATCCTCCTCGACACCACCAAGGGGCGCGAGAAGGTCCGAATCCTAGGGCTCGGCGGGGAGCAGGAAATCGTGATTGACGGCACCTCCGGTTCCGAGCGGATCCGGATCACCGACAAGGCGGGCCAGGTCATCGAGATGAAGGCCGGCGGCTCGCCGTCGATCTCCCTCTCGGACGCGGCCGGCAGCGTCGTGAAGCTCGAGTCGGGCAACGTGTCGATCTCCTCGGCCGGCCAGGTCCTGATCAATTCGTAAGGAGACGCCATGGCCGAATCCGACCCCAACGAATCGACCGGCTCTTTCCGGACCGGGGCCAACGACTCGCTCCTCGTCCGGACCTTCGATGCCTGGCGCGCGGAGTTTCGGGGAATCCTCGAGGACCACCGCCGGGAGATCCACGCGCGTCTCGAGCAGATCGAGCGGGAAATCGAGAAGAAGTCCGACAAGGAGCACGTCGACCTGCTCGTCCGGACGATCCACGCGGACCTCCGGCGCCACGCCGACGACATCAAGAACCTCTACGCGTCCATGAACGACAAGATGGGGACCGAGACGATGTGGAAGGTCGTCGGGCTGGTTCTCGGCCTCGGCAGCCTCATTGGCGCGCTCTTCGGGTTCGTTCTGCGGACGGTCGCGGGGAAGTGACGATGGGACAGCCTCTCGCCCGCCTCGGCGACTCGACCGACCACGGCGGAACGATCATCTCGGGAGCCGCGAGGACTCTCGTGGACGGCAAACCGGCGGCCCGGATGGGCGATTCCCATTCCTGCGGCTACACCTACCACGGCACCGGAACGATCGCGAAGGGAAGCTCCAAGACCTTCATCGAAGGGAAGCCGGCGGCGCGGGTCGGCGACACGACGAGCTGTGGCGCAACCATCGTGTCCGGAAGTGAAA